ACGCCCAGCGTTCTGCAGACAATGCCAACACCAATGCAAACGGTCGAGTGTCTAAAAGCGGTGATACGATTGACGGTAATTTAAGAATAAATGGTAAAGATAATACATGGAGCAAGTTGCTGCTTGGTACACAAGTAGGTTTTTGGGAGCTAGAAGTCCACCCAGATTCACACAACCAAGCAAACCGCCGCTTCAATATGGTGTATGCCGGTGATTCGAGAGTTTACTTGACATTCCCAACTATCGGGGAGAATGGTGACACAGTAGCATATAGAAGCTGGGCGGTGAATAAAAGTGGGGATACTATGACAGGTATCCTACGCACAGTCGGAATTGCATCCAAGCAGTTTGGGGTTGGGGATTACAATTCGCAATATGACAGTGGTGCGCCTTTTATGGTTGAAGAAACAGGTTCGGTAAACCGATCCGCTTACCATCCTTTCATAAAAGGGCGTGTGCGGTCGAAAAACCACTATGGCGCAGCGCTATCTTTTGGCTACACAACCAAGCAAGGTAGTGGTGACGGGTTCGGCCGAGGCATTATCCAGCTGATTGAGGATAATGGTAACCAAAAATTTTGGGCGTTTGAGCATAATGGCGATTTTTTATCAACCGCTGATGTTAAAACTAGCAGCGGCGCTAGTCTTAATGAGGCTATCCAATCTGACAAAATATCTCATGCAACGACTGGTACAGCAAAAAATAAAGTTGCGAGCGAATATGCGCTAGGCGAACTCCATAAACAACTACAGGTAAATGAAAAAGTGGTGTGGCAAGGGTCTAGCAATAATGCCATAACTGTGAATTTGCCTTTTGAAAATGGAGTCTTATTTGTTTGCGTAACAAAATCATGGGGCTCGGGGACGGTTAATAACATGTGGCTGGCCGCCCCTATCGGTAATAGCCATGATACTGCGATTGGTGACCAGGACGCCGGTGGGTCTGCGGGGGACTATGATTTTTCGATGTCGTTAATAATTACCAAAAAAGGTAAAGCAGTAACCCTTACGCCAGGAGGCGCTCGTAAACCTGTTATTAAGAAGGTAGTTGTTGTAGGAGTGTAAAATGAAAGTTTATTTTTTAAAAGAAAACATCTGTGAATACGTTATTTTTCCAGCACCGGATGATTTGGAACGATACTTTGAGTTGGAAGTTGACCCGGAACAAAATTTGGAGGACTACACCCCAATAATAAAAGGCGACAAAATTCTATTAGTTGAAAAACAGCCTACCGTAGACCATGTTTGGAATGGTAACAGTTGGGTGATTCCACCGGAAAAACAGGCCGCTCTAGCTGCGGACAAACAAGTGAAGTTGATTGCTGAAATTGATGAGAGAGCTGCAAAAATTTACAGCACTTGGACTCGTTTTGAGTCAGAGTATCGCGAACGCCAATCTGCTGCGGAAGCGTTTAAAAATGCAAACTATCAAGGCGAATGCAGTCGATATATCACGGACTTTGCTAAACGCGCCGGGTTAAATAACCAAGCCGCAACAGATTTGATTTTGGTGCAAGCCGCTGGGCTTGAGAAATTACAGGTCGAGCTTGCCAACCAGCGCATGCGCAAATACGAGCTTAAAGTGCCAGGATTGACAATCGAAAAAATGCAGTCAATCCGCGACGACATCATTAAACAAATGGATGCTTTAATGGAGGCTTATAACAATGGATAGCCGTGTTTATTTCGCGTTTTATAAGCGTAAGAGAAGCTTTCTGAAAGAGCCCTTTAAAGCCTTAGCCGATGCGGTGACGCGCTTTTTTACAAAAGGGCAATACTCACACTGCGAGATAGCGATTGAGCGCATGGAATTCATCCATGGCGATCATTATGAATATGTCACGGTTTTTGATTGTTATTCGTCATCTGTGCGCGATGGTGGTGTGCGTTGTAAGCAAATTGATTTACCTAATGCAGATGAGTGGGATTTGGTTTCGCTTGATAACGTAACGGAAGCGCAGGTTAAATCTTATTTCAATCGTACGTCCGGCGCTAAGTATGACTGGTGGGGCGCGTTAGGTATTGTGATTGGGATTAAGCAAAAACGAAGTAAATATTTTTGTTCGGAATGGTGCTTTAACGCAATTTATAACAGCGAAGATGGCTGGCGTTTTAGTCCAAACCAACTTGCAGCGATGGTGCGTAAAAATGGATAAAACAACGATTAACCTTTACCGTGGCGATGACGAGGAATGTATTGTTCGCCTGTTTGAAAAACAGCCGGATGAAACATTAAAACCGCTCGATTTGAGTGATATAGCACGCTTTGATTTATGGGCGAAAGTCCGAAATAACGCCGTGCTAACGCTATCATCCACAACAGGTGAAATCGAAGTTATAGATGCCCCGGGAGGCGTTTTAAAAATTACGTTTAATCACAGTTTAACAAAAGACGCGACGTGGTCTCAGGCAGACTATGATTTACAGGCGGTATCTAATAAAGGAAGAGTTAAAACGCCAATTAGAGGCGGGAGAATTAACCTTCGATTTGATGTTACACCTGATATGACAGAGGCGCGTAATGGATGACATTGTTGCAGTGGTTGACCCACCCCAGGAAATAGTAGCGGTAGTCGAAAAAGGTGAAGTCATATATCAAAGTGACGACGACTTACCGGACTTATTAACAATTTATGAGTTAGCCAAAATATAGGAGCACTATGGAAAATCAAAACCATAAAAAAATAGTTGATGCAATCAAGGCCATCGGCGCAGATTATAAAAGTCTGCATGAGGCAATATCTGCAATTCAAACTCAACAAGGCAGTGGAGAACAAGCCACGCTCACTAAAATTAACGAGTTAATTGGTCAGGCAGAAGCACGTATTTTAAATAAAATTAAAGGCGGTGAGCTTTCTGAAGATTTAGACACGCTGTTTGAAATTGCAGCCAAAATTGGAGAGTTAGTATCAGATAAGTCTGTTCGCGAGGCTCTAACTAGCACGCTGCAAGAGATTAAAACTAACGTCACAAATCTTCAAAGCTGGCAAACCGAAATGGACAACCTAGACCTAGTGGGTGAGTACAATAAAGCTAAGGCATCATAATGGCGCTAAAAGATCAACTGACAAGTCTCATTCCTTTAATAGCTCAAGATGTTAAAGGTAAAGGCGGTTCGTCTGTGTTAATGCAAGGCAATGGACGACCTGATCAACCAGAGACAACGGATGGCAAAATTACCGGAAATGAGCCAAACGGCACGTTATACAACTCTACAAATGGTGGGGGAAGTGGAGCGTATTTGTGGCATAAACAAGCCGGAAAGTGGACGGTTATTTATGGCGACACAGGTTATAAACGGCAATCTCAAGCGGTAAATATTAAGCAAGGATACGTGGCGCTCCGTAGGGTTAATAACACTGTTGAGTGTCATTTTTCCGGTGGGCCATGGGGTGGGATTTCATTTTACGGGAGTGCGAACCCAAAATTCAGCCGCAAGAGTCACGCTAAACGGATGGATATTTTAGGCAACTCAAAAATTCCAATAGGATTTAGACCGGATATATCTATCATGGTTCCCTTTTACAACGATGATGGGGATCATATTGGCATGGTCTATGTTGGAGGCAGATTTAATTACAACTACATCGAGCTGCGATTTGCTGGGAATGTCCCGAGTGCAGACTTAGATGCTGTGCGATTGCCAATACTTACATGGATTACCAATGAACCATTCCCAAGCAGTTAAATTATAACCCCTTAAAGGATAACCAAAATGCAAAAAAACAGTATTAAATTCAAGCAAGCGCCGCTTCCATTTGTGGGGCAAAAGCGAATGTTTTTAAAACACTTCGAGGAAGTATTAAACGCCAACATTACGAATGATGGCGAGGGCTGGACTATCATTGATACATTCGGTGGGAGCGGTTTATTAAGCCACGTTGCTAAACGACTCAAGCCTAACGCACGCGTAATCTATAATGACTTTGATGGATACGCTGAGCGATTGACGCATATTGATGACATTAATGCGCTTCGCGCACAGCTTTACGCGGTAGTTGGTAACGCTACGCAAAAAAATAAAAGATTGACGAAGGATTGTAAGGCAGAATGCATCAAAATCATTCAAAATTTCAAAGGTTATATTGACCTGAATAGTCTAGCGAGCTGGCTTCTATTTAGCGGCCAACAGGTTGCAACATTGGACGACCTGTTTCAGAACGATTTTTGGCATTGTGTCAGACAGTCTGATTATCCGAAAGCGGATGGGTATTTAGACGGGCTTGAGATTACACACGAGTCATTCCACACGCTTTTACCTAAATTTAGCAGCGATCCTAAAGCATTATTTGTTCTAGACCCGCCATATTTATGCACTCGCCAGGAAAGCTATAAACAGGCGACGTACTTTGATTTAATCGACTTCCTCCGATTAATCAACATCACGCGCCCTCCTTATGTATTTTTTAGCTCAACAAAGAGCGAATTTGTTCGCTTTATCGAGTATATGGTAGAAGATAAGGTTGATAATTGGGAAGCTTTTTACAACTCCGAGCGCGTTGTTGTTAAGGCTTCAGCAAGTTATTCCGGGAAGTATGAAGATAACATGGTTTATAAGTTTTAATACTTAAAATTTAAACGCCCTTTAATGATGATTTAAAGGGCGTTTTTATTTCTCAAAATTCGTGGATTTTAACCGCTAAAGATGAGAAACTTGAATTGTTTTAAATTTCTCACATTTAGCGGTTACGTTTCTCAAAATTCGCGAACGGCAACACTCGGTTAACGCCGAGATTTTTTATAAACAAATTTTAACCGA